GCTAATCTGTTTGAATTGGACATCAAGTGGAAATGCACACAAACATCAGGACTGAAAGTCAGGTTTTATGAACCTTCTACCCCAACAAAAACAAAAAGACCGTCAGCTTACCCCCCAACAGAGTCACTTCCTAGAACTTCTCTTTGAAAATGGCGGTCAAGTCACCGCAGCAGCCCTAGATGCAGGTTACTCTAGGGGGTCTGCAGCGTGGCTTAAGTCTAGTCTGTCTGACGAGATCATCGAACGCACGAAGCAAGTCCTTGCAACCAACGCTCTAAAGGCTGCTAACCGTGTTATAACGACGATAGACAACCCCGCCCCAGAACGAGGTGATGAACTACGCCTCAAAGCAGCCGAATCACTCCTGAACCGTGTCGGCGTAGCAAAACAAGAACAAATCAACCACAATGTAACCGCAATACACGGCGTAGTCCTGTTGCCACCTAAGAAAGAGGTAGTTATCGATGCGGACTGACAAAGAAATACTAAAGATTGCACTAGAAAACGTCAGTAACCTAACGAACGAAGAGTTTGATAGGTATCAGGTACTGCAAAAAATGCCGCCTAAAGAAAGATATGCTAAAAAAGCACACGGGGGTGATATTAGCTCTGCAGATGTATGGCATCAACCTGCCACTAAAACTGATCCTGAAGATTTTAAACCAGTAGGAACCTATGACCCTACTACGGATAAACCTGAAAATCGTCAGCCGATGCGTCTAAAAAAACATCGCGGACGCTCCGCACAAGGAAGCGCAGAAAAAGGCTAATGTCGGAAGACATCACTCCTAAAAAGAAAGCGGGTCGCCCTAAAAAAGACCCCAACGCACCGAAGCAGACGTATCAGCTATCAACGGCTGAACGTGCTCGTCGTGGTGCACAGAAGAGACTACGTGCCGCAAAGAAAAAAGCAACGCAAACAACTAAAAAAGCAGAAGCACAAAGAGACTATGCACGTAAACTCGAAAAGACAATCGGAAAAGTTGAAAAAGGAATCAAGGGCGACGGAAGTACAGTGGTCGACATGGGAGATCTCTCCGTTCTCCCCCAATCCGTATCAGAACTCGTACAAGACAGCGAAGTTGTATTTCAACCAAACGCTGGACCACAAGAGGAGTTTCTTGCAGCGTCAGAACAAGACGTTCTTTACGGCGGGGCTGCTGGCGGGGGTAAATCGTTTGCTCTACTTGCTGATCCCCTACGGTATTGCCATAACCCCAATCATAGGGGTCTTCTTCTCAGGCGTACCCTCGACGAACTAACAGAACTAATTGACAAGTCACGCCAGCTATATACAAAGGCGTTTCCCGGAGCCAAGTTCCGCGAATCCAAATCAACGTGGCACTTTCCCTCTGGAGCCACCCTATGGTTTACCTACCTAGACAGAGACAAGGACGTTACCCGTTTTCAGGGACAGGCTTTTAACTGGATAGGCATCGACGAAATAACACAATACCCAACTCCTTACGTCTGGGACTACCTTCGTTCTCGTTTGCGTAGTACCGATCCCGAACTACAGAAATCTTTGAATATGCGTTGTACAGCCAACCCCGGCGGTGTCGGTGGCTGGTGGGTAAAGAAGATGTACATCGACTCTCGCACAGAGAACGTCGCTTTCCCCGCATATGATATAGATACTATGAAGCCGTTTGTGTGGCCTACCGGTCACGAAAAGGCAGGTCAGCCGCTGTTCTACCGCAAGTTTGTACCGGCACGGTTGACAGATAATCCCCACCTCATGGCAGACGGTCAATACGAAGCCATGTTACGTTCGCTCCCAGAGGTCGAGCGGAAGAGACTTCTCGAAGGGGATTGGGATGTGGCAGAGGGAGCAGCCTTCCCAGAATTTACACGGAGTAGACACGTTGTCGAACCTTTCGATTTACCTACCAATTGGCCTCGCATTCGAGCGGCAGACTACGGCTACGCCAGTCCGTCGTGCGTTCTTTGGGGGGCTATTGACTGGGATAATAATATTTGGGTTTATCGTGAGTTGTATGCAAAACACTTGACAGCAGAACAACTAGCTGATAAAATACTAGAAGCAGAGCAGTTTGATCCACCACCTCACTACACTGTACTCGATTCTTCCTGCTGGAACAAGACTGGCTTTGGCCCGTCTATTGCGGAAGTTATGATGCGTCAGGGTGTTCGTTGGACTCCTTCAGACCGCAACCGCATTCAAGGAAAGATGGAGATTCATCGCAGACTTGCGGATGATCCCTACTCACAGGAACCACGTCTTCGCTTATTCTCTACTTGCCAGCACATTATAAAACAGTTGGCAGGTATCCCGCTATCAAAAACCAACAGCGAAGACGTGGATACTAAAGCGGAAGACCACGCATACGATGCCTTACGATACATGTCAATGACACGTATGAGCGGGTACGCAGCAATCCATCAACAACTAGGCGCAATCAAGAACCACGTACACAAGGTTCACGATGAAGTATTTGGGTACTAACGTATGGCTGAACTAACCAAACAAGAAAAAACCGTTGTAGATTCCTTTATGAATTTGCAGCGGAGTTTGTTTTCTGACGGTGAAATCCCGTCGTTAGAAGAAGTACGTGCTCGTATCGACTCAGGAAACCACACTGTTGCCGATTCGTTCATTGCAAAGATGTATAACGACGGTGTACCAGACGAACCTATTCTTGCTGAGTTAGATGAGACAAAAGATTTCTACAGTAAGTTTGAGAAGTCTTTTTCACGTGAAGTCGTCGGGCCTGCTCGTAACACGACAGGCATCAGTAACAACATTACAAAACTTGAGAAGGGCGGTATCGATCTAGGTTTGTCCTTTTCTGATTTTGAAGAACAATCTAAAACACCGGGAAGCGGTATTAGCGAGGATGTTCGCAAAAATATCGTTCGCCCGTTCAAAGCTGCCTCTAACAATGTATTAGAATTGAAGCTATCGCGCACAGGAGCCGCTAAGGGCACCCGTAAGCTTGCAAAGGGTGCTATACCTGCTGAAGTCCTTCAATCGGTCTTACAGGGCATTGGTGACATCCCTGACGCGGTTACACGAGACGCTGTTATGGCTTCTCTTCTTGGGTATCGTGGTGAAGACCTTTCGGGTATGCGTACATCTCGTGCGCTTGCCATTCGCTCTAAGCCTGTTCGTCCCTTTTATGATAGGGAGGCTGGCGTTGCTCGTGATCCCGAAGTAGCTACCGGGGGTGGTCGTAAGGCAAAAGGCCCAGACAAGCCGCCGGGACCAGTTCTTCGTGAAATTTTGAATCGTCGCTTCGATGCAGCGGGAGCAACAGGCGAATTATTTCCGGGGATGACTACAGCAAAGATCAGCGCAGCACTCAAGAAACACGTCTTCACAAAGATTCCACAAGATGTCCTAGATAAGCTTTTGACCAAGCCATCTGGCTATACCGATCTTCGCCGTATCACTGCATCCGCAATTGCTAATCAACTTGGTCGTCCTGACCTTGCAAGTGAAATCATCAGTCACAAAGGCTCTGGTGAAAGTCTACTTGACAAAGTTATGACAGGATACTATACTGATGTAGAAGATATCAGTGGCTTACAGCAACGTGGCGAAATCTTAGTAGCCTACGAAAAGATGATGGCAGATGCCGTCGGTGCCACAGATGCAAAAGGATTAGGCGAAGCCCTTCGCTTAGACTTTACACCAGAGTTCAACGCACAGTACCCTGAAATCGATGCAATGGCAACTCCGTCGCAAGCACCGGTTCAACCTACACAAGCAACCCCAGAACAAATTGCACAGGGCGAAGAGTTTCGCGCAGCAAAGACTGCAGAGGCAACAGAGCAAGCTAGACTAGCTGCACAGGAAACAGGGGATCGTGCAGACGACGTAGTTATTCGGCGCGGAGCACGGGCTACAGAAGTAGCCGAAGCTAACCTGAAGATACAAGAGGCAAAGGCAGAAGTTAAGGCAGGTAAAGCTGCCGAACAAGATGCCAACAGGGTTAAGAATCATCAAAGCACTCTCGACTTCATAAAGAACACTTACAAGAAAATACCCGGACCTGTTAAAAAGGCAGTTCCTTTTGTTGGTGCTATTCCTGCATTTTACGGTATGGCAGGAGTGAAAGAGTCTTTGGCTGGTCAGATGGAAGATATGGGTATTTCACGTAGCATTGCTGATCCTGTAGCATCTGTAGGTGCGGGGGCTGATTTTTTAATAGGAGCAGTTGCTCCAGCCGCTCCTAGCGACGTTGTTTCAATAGCACAATCAATTCCTGAACGACCCAGCATGATGCAAGCAGCAGATACAAGACAAGCACAAGTTCAAGACACAGGTGATGAGTTTGGTAACCTCGACCAACAGGGACAACCAGTGCCTTCCGCTCCCATAAACATACCAGACCCCGTTCCATCTCGACAGGGAATGTTGTCTGCAGGTGGAGCAAAAGAAAGAGTTAACCAAGCAAGAAGTGCCGCGCTTGCTGGTCAAGAAACATCAATGAGCGGTTCTTTTCTAAATTAAACCCACAGGGGAGATAATCCTATGCCTGACAATAACTACAACTATGGCGCAGCCTATGTAATGAACTCTGATAAGGTCAGTGTCGATACAGACGAGGGTGCATCAAAGCTATATCGTGAAGGTCTAGAGTTTCCAACTCGCGTACAGACAGGCCCAATTACAGAAGATATGCCAAAGAAGCAAACTAAGCCCACAGTAGAGGCTTCCTTCAACAAGATGGCAGACGACAGAAACTACTTTAGCTAGGACTTTAAATGTCTGAAAATTTTCTTCAACCACCCGACGATACGCAAGTAACGGTCAATGACATCGACGACCAGTTGCCGGGACTTGTAGGGCTTATTCATAAAAAGTTCGAGGATGCTGAAAACGGACGCTATGCTTACGAGCAGCGTTGGATAAAGGCGTACAAGAACTTTCGTGGTATTTACGACTCTACTACTCAGTATCGTGATTCTGAAAGATCAAAAGTATTTATCAAGATAACCAAAACAAAGGTTCTTGCTGCGTACGGACAGATCATTGACATTCTTTTTGCCAACAAGAAATTTCCGCTGGTGGTCGAGTCGACTCCTGTTCCTGAAGGAATTGCGGAGTTTGCCCATCTAGAAACACCCCTAGACGATATCATCCCACAGGAAGATCCCTACGGATTTCCGGGAGACGGTAGAGACTTACAGCCGGGTGCTATGGCAGCAAGTCCGTCGATGGATTACTTGGGTGGCACAAAAAGCCGCTACGAAAATGCTCCGCTTCGTCCCGGACCAGCACTCATGGGAGAACCACAAATTTCTCCTGCCCAACGTGCCGCGTTAAAGATGGAAAAGGTCATTCACGATCAGCTACTCGACACGAGTGCTGTAAATGAATTTCGCAGTAGCATATTTGAAGCAGCCTTGTTGGGTACGGGGATTATCAAGGGACCGTTTAACTTTTACAAGCGTGTACACAAGTGGGAAACTACACCGGAAGGTCGGATGTATGCTCCCTACGAAAAGACTGTTCCGCGAATTGAAAACGTATCTGCGTGGGATTTCTATCCCGATCCATCTGCAACTAGCATCAACGACTGTGAATACGTAATTCAACGTCATCGGATGAACAAACAGCAGCTTCGTAACCTTATTAACAGCCCCTACTTCTTTAAGGATAAGATTGAGGATGTAATTGCAAAGGGTTCAAATTACAACGACAAGTACTTTGAAGATACCATTCGGGAAGATGAAACTGAAGCGTACTACAAAGAGAGTCGCTTTGAAGTATTCGAGTACTGGGGTGTTTTAGATGCTGAGTTTGCAAATCAAGCTGGCTTAAATGTTCCTGACTCTATGGGGCCGATGGATCAGGTACAGGTGAATGTATGGGTTAGTGGTACTGAAGTTATTCGTTGCGTCTTAAATCCGTTTACACCAGCACGTATTCCATATCAAGTTTTTCCATACGAAATTAACCCATATCAGATGTGGGGTGTTGGCGTAGCAGAAAACATGGAAGATGCACAGATGTTGATGAACGGTCACGTTCGCATGGCAATTGATAATCTTG